GCTGCCACGAAGTCGGCCAGCATAGTTATTGCACTGCCCAATTCATCCAGTGAGCAGTGTGTCACCACAAAATACCCAGGTTGCTTCGTGGCGGAGTCAACTGACCATGTTACGACGATCCCAGGCCATTCAAGCTGTTGCGACCGAGGAAGAGCTATCTGACAGGGCAGAAATGTACTCACCTGCACGTCATCGTTGCTCATATACCTCAGTTTGATGTCCATTTTATCTATCCTCCACTAGTCATTATCCTTATCATCGTCATCCCGGATGGGAGCTAATATGCCCCCGTATGAAAACGGATTGGCCGTTACCTCGCCAAGCCAGCGAAAGTAACAGTCTTGACACCAAAATTCCCGGATAGGTAAAGATTCCGTCACAGCCTTGCAGAATCTACATACGTTCATGTTGCTATCCTCCCCTCCATCTTAGCTCAATCTTGTTTGTCGCAGAGCAAAGCCTATCTTGCCCTTGGTTTGAATTTTTACCAAAAACGCATACTCCTTACCTTCCTCACCCAAACGACTGTATAGGGCCACTGCGCCTTTCGGCGCGTCGTTTGGCATGTGTTCTAGCTCCCAACCCTGTGCGCCAATGGCGCTATGTGCCTTAAGGGGATCAGTGTACATGTTCATGGCAAATTCCTTTCTATGTCTATAGCGGAAAAATACGGCGTAGTGAAACAAAACCTTAACAGATATTATGCATGGTCATTTTACCTCCTATAGTATATATCCATGATGTTATCGCCACCTCAATAAATCACCGACGGATACACCGTAGGCATTTCGCCAGATAAGGACATCTGGCCGAGCGACAAAAACTAAACGTGAAAGTCGTGGTGCACACATAGCTAGCATGTGTGCTACGGTAGACTTATTGCAGTCTTGCAATTGTAGTATGTCGTGGAATTTATCATCTCCTATCCACACCTCTAGCGCCTGAGTAGGTACGGAACGGGCAAGCACGTGTGCAACTGTCTCACCCATTCCGTCCACTACAGTGGACCAGGTATTATACCTTTGTGAATATTTACAGTAGAGAAACCACAGTGGTTTCTCCTCCACCTCTGATCTAGACACAGATTTGATTATTTTTCTCATTTTTTGGGCCTCTTTAGCCAACATTTAATTGGACAAATCTTATTGACATGTGACCGTTTCTTGGCTGACTCAATCGTTTGTAAGAACACTGCCCCATCTGTAGACTGAGGCAGCATCTGTATAGATGTTGCTAGTATCATTATCGGGGTGATTATCATACATGGAGAGCAAATGTATCGCGCGCTTCATGCGCACAATAATCCGCGCGCATTTCTGTTCATACCTGCACGCGGATTCTATATTCTCTTCTAATGCTGGGATAACCCCAGCAAACGTGCCGTGTTCCCGGTAGTACCGCACGGCGAACATGATACCGCGCCAACCATACCGCGCGGCACTGATTTTGGCCGCCTGCAGGAGCACATCATACCCATACTCCTGCGTGTGCCAAATCACAGAGCTGACGGCGTGAGATTCCACACCGTTTTTGTGACATGTGTATCGAACATTGTCCCACGCAACGCCGAGAGATTCGGCGATGCGTTTAGACATATCTAATTCATTCATCTCGTTACTCCAAAAATAAAGGTAGATCGTCATAAAGACGATCTACCTTTAGGTAGCTATTGCCAGTGTAGCAAATCAGATACTGCTACATTGTTATTATCTTGTTTACACAGTATATCGGGATGTGTCAACAAGACTAATCGAGTTAATCGTGGCGCACGCACCGCGAGCACGTGCGCCACGGTAGTTCCAGTATGATTTGAGAGCTGTAACAGGTGGCTAAACTTTGGGTCCCCTACCCAAGCCTCTAGTGCCTGAGTAGGAACTGTTGTGGCCAGGACATGGGCCACAGTGTCACCTGTGGCCTCATCTGTTAATACAGTTGACCAGATTTGCATTCTCTGAGTTATATCACAGTGGAGGAACCGGAGAGGTTCCTTCTCAATCATTTGTCTAGACACGTTCTTGAACATGGTATCCTCCTATCTAAGCCCCACCTGGACTGTGGCCAAGTGATATGCTTCGGTTTTGCCACCAGCTAGTTTTTCCAACTTGCCTTCGTGTACTTTATAATAGTACACGAATGTCTCGTCTCCGATGAAATCCTTCTGTCCTCTTGCGACGATATTACCCTCATCGCAATCGAGGATCAACACCCCTTCCTGCCCAATTTTCCCAACCCAATTACCCCAGATATACTTGACTTTTCCTGTTGGCTTAAACACTACTAACCGCGCTATCCATGGTTTTCCAAACCGCTTAGGATTATAATATCCGGTCTTAATCTTCACAGTACTCATGTTATCCTCCTATTGCTAATCATTTACCACTGTCCATATATTACATCAGATATATACATGTTTCAATGGTACTTAAGTACTATAACGAATGTTCTATTTTTGGACAATAAAATCACAAAAATAATACGCAGTATCAGCTAAAGCGGCACCAAGGATTATTGGCACAATATAATAATAATAATGAACAACGCAAAAAATAATGACTGATTTATTGATTATCCAACACAATATGCTGAGATAAGTGAGTTATCTATAATCATAGCCACAAATGATCCAGCAAATATAGCTACTGGTGTAATAGCTATAGTTACCTTATCATGCTGATGCCCGGTCATTGATGACTCCAGCATAGATGAGTAATGGTGTATGGATGATATGTTTTGGGTATGTCTTATATCGTTCAAAAAATATGCCAAAGACGAACTCGTCAGGTGTGTCTGGAGTAAAACATAGCCACCAACATTTAGACTGTTTAATAATATCTGGAACATTATTCAGCAACAATTGTTTGGTATCCATCATGTATTAATCGCTGTGCTAATAATTCTCCTTTATCATCATGATAATAACTCAATTCATGGATATGTGTAGAAGATGGTTCGGTAACAAAATACGCATACCGAAATCGCAGCGAATCTGTTATAAGTAGGTAAGATACTGGTAAAGAGTGTTTACCCAGTTGTATCTTAAAAACATCTTGTGTAAATATATCTACACAAACATTATCCGGAACAACAGCGCAAATAAATTTATCTCCCACAGTAAGATCGCTGCAATGTACCTCTATAGTATCTTTTGTATAAATAATCATTATTCCTCATCCTCGTTCTTTAGTGTCAAAACAATTCCCGGAGGATTCATGCTCCAATCAATTTCAGCTCCACGAATCACCAAATGCAACTCATGTGAATCAGTCAAATTTTCTGCATAAACATCGAATCCTGATACAAGTAGTTGATATACACTGCTCTCAAATACATCTAGAGCTAATTCGGGACTTAATTTGCCGTTTCGTATTGTCACGTCGCTGTTTATTGGCGACGTAGACGGCATAGGCTCGTGAATCTCTGTCCCATCGCCCACCGTAGACCGTCTGTCTCTGTGCTCCTCTGCCATTGCGCCACCTCCAATACTTACCATCACCACGACTCTCTACACGCCAATTATTGCGTATAGCATATAACTGCCTCAAATTCCAATCTACACCGCTGATTGGGGACGGTGACCATTTCCGGATTCCCGGGCTATCACATCTTTTGGGCTAATGTCCTCAAATTCAATATCTCCATTATCTGGTACCACAATTGGAGTCGTAATTGTTGAAATCGGAACACCACCGGATGTTGGAATAGGTTTCGATGATGACACTGAATTAATTGAAGTCGAGACCAATCTATCAGCCGGTAATTTAGCTGCCTGAGCAATAATCCGAATTGCTTCCTCGGTCATTGAATTACTCACTGATTCAGCAACACTGTCAGCCATAGATGATACACGTTGCTGTAGTTGTTGATACGCACGTTCAAATACCTCATCCTGCGCAGAGCGTAGGGCCATCTGACGTCGTACCTCTGAATCGGTTAGATGCATAAGGATGATCGCAGTAAGATTTGCGATCGTAGCTATGATTACTGTCCAAATTGCAACCGACCGAAATACTTCCGGCGCAGCCACTAATGTCTGTGATAACCAAATATCACAGGTAGCGATGGTCGCTACGGTAACTGTATCCACAACTGTAAGTACTCCCGAAATAATTCGCTGGGGAATCCCCTGCGCACCACTAATATACTGTAGTAGCCACACCACAATACCAATATCAGCTACAGCTAAACCAAGCAATGCAATCACTAATGTATTGGTTGTGCTATACAATATGTGCACAGTGCGATACGATGTCCACAAAAGAGTGACTCCAGCCAATCCATAAAAAGACCACTTAGCGATAGTTTTTAGCATTGTGTATATTTCCTTTTGGAGGTAAAATGTCAACAAAAATAAAAGAAAAATCAAAAGATTATGACGTATTTATAACATCCGATTATCATTATGGCAAAAAAAACAGTACTTTATGATACTAAATTAGCAGTGCAGAAAATACGATCTGCATTCTCATTAATATCTCAACACAAATTATTAAATAATCTAATCATCATCATACTCGGCGATGTAAATGATGGTACAGATATATATGCTACTCAGCCTCATCATCAAGCTATCACCAATGTGGAACAACAAGCATTTGAACTGTCTGGGATACTATCTACTAATATTTCACAGCTAAAATCCACCTATAAAAATATATATATCGAGTGTGTACCTGGTAATCATGGTCGTGCCGGTCGAAGTGCACACGAGGCCGCAAATTGGGATATTGTGACATATAGATACCTTGCATCTGAATTACAAGGACAACACATTTCAGTAACGTTCGGTGATTACACTAGAGAAAACATATTCCTACGAACAATCACTGTGTGTGGTAAAAAACTACTCCTGTATCACGGTCATGGCATCCTTAATGCCATACCACGTGGTGATAAAATGATTTTCTTTTTTTCTTGACGAACAACATAATTATTTGGAACAGTAACCTCAATATAACAATCCTCCGGTTCAAATTCAGGACTATATTGTTTATATGATGTTGGATCAGTATTACAATGAATCCACTTCATGCATATATTAACTGATTTTTTACTCATTCAGTTTCTCCTGAACAATTGATCGCTTCCAAAATGGAACACAACTTTCATTGATTTTGACAAAATCTTTATCTATCTCGTAATTACCATAACTAGCAATAGACACAGCTAAAGTATCCGGCATAATCTCATAATACAAATCATCTGGCACTGATGACACGATAAATCTAATGGGAATAGTTGGTTCAATAATCCTGATAATTATCTCATCCCAGATCGCACCAGTAGCTTCGTATACCCCAATACCATGTGCAAGTACACATACGTCTTGACGATGACGATAGAAATCGTTGTGGATATATATACGACCATACTTAGATCGTTTATCAGAATACCCACATAATCTAGCGATAATACCCCATCGCCTATCTCGATTTGCAACAATCTTAGGACGCATTGTTCGGCTAGGTACTACACCCCATGCTAAATCATCTACTGGATATTCTCCAATAACCGGAACGATAATCTGCCTAGACATTACTCCAGACGTTCCTACCCAGGTAGCATTGATCTCGACTGATTCTTTCGCACTACTGGGGTAGATAGTAAAAGTAGTTGTTTTGCAGTTATATAATATCATATTATTTATCCATATATGCGATAAAAGCAATTTTTTGATCATTATTTGAGGACAGTCTGATAAATGGTAAATCATCTGTAAGTTCAATAGCAATTAAATCATTTAAACCAAAAACGGCATCATCTAGATAACAGATATTTATTTGTTTAACAAATACAAATGGGGATTGATGGTGTGTAGTGACAGAACAAAATGCAGATTGACCATTTAAAGATAATTTGAGTTGAGAATCCGTTATTTGCAATGTGGCTGGATCGAAGATAAATTTTTTTCTTTGGCCTCGTATTTGTTTAATTATATTGACTAAATCAGATTTAGATACAGAAATTTTAATTACTGTGCCATGATTTTGAGCTTCAACGTAGCGTTGCATTAGGACAGACAAGAATGGTTGACCTTGCTTACGAAATCTTGTATTCAAGCGTAACGCATGCAGTCTATGTCCATCAGTCTGGAATATATAATTATCGTTAATATGTTTTCCATCGCATGGACGAAACCGTCCCAACTTTTTAAGCCATATATTTGCTGTCGACATTTTTATTCTCCAGTTTTAGTTTTACTGTTGTCGCTAATACAATACACCTATTGTCAAAAATGTAAATAGTTCATTTCAGTACCAATTTTCTTAGTAACTATATATAAGCAAAACAACCAAAAATACTATGGTGGTACAGATATATGGTAGTGGTGGTATAATATAAATCTAATGCACAGGTATGACGATATAATATAAAAGTAAGGAAGAATTAACGTTTTAGGTATTGACAAATGAATTAATATGATATTATTGCAAACAGAGATTTAAATTGTCATTTATTTGTTGTAAGAATGCATATTTTGTTTGAGTATCTGATTAGATTGTTTTTACAGTGAGATGAATATCTACAACGAGGGTTTACTTTTTGAGTAATTTGGTGTATTACTATGGTATTGACTAATTGGGAGTAATGACGTGTCTCCTCGGTTACAGTTACGACAAAATATTATCAAACGTGTTGCAGAAGCACGTAGGCAAGGGGCGTCTGCTGCCACTTGTGCTGCTTATGCGGGTGTGTCGAATAAGACTTTGAACCGCTGGTTACATTACGGGGAGATGCTGACCGATTATCTAGAGCGAGGTGAGCTTCCTCCTCCCTCTGAGTATTCCTCTTGGTTTGCTGATGCAACTATTATTCGTAGCAAGCTTGAGCGCGAGTTATCCGAAAATGGCCAACGTCTTACTCGTGCCCATAAACTATATGTCTCTTTATGGGATGCGTTTGTACAGTCAACTACGACTGTTGCGATGGAATGTCTTAATACATTACGGGATGCCCAATGTAAATCCCCCGACTGGGCACTGCGCGGATTGCGCATACTGTACGGAGGGAGGGAGTATCTGGATGCACCCCTACAAGTACAGCAGGATATTCGTGCCCAAATATCTGGTACGGTCGCCATCAGTCTCGATGTTCGTGATGCTGCCGGTGTTATGGTGGGGTTGGTGGACCCGGTTACTGGTATGTGGCAGCTGAGTAATGAGACAAGTGGAACAACGGAGGTCAAGACAGATGCTAGTAGCTGATGTTGCTCCTCCGAATACCCTGCGCGTCCAATTGCCACCACTTCTGCCTGGCCAGCTTCGAGTAGCAGTGTCGCCGGCGCGGTATCGCATTGTGCAGTGCGGGCGACGCTGGGGGAAGACTACGTTGGCAGTAGTGACTGCTTGGGCGGAAATGCTGCGTGGGGGCGGGGTGATGTGGATAGCTCCTACTTTCAGCAAGGTGCTGATTGGCTGGCGGATGATGTTGCGGCTGGCGCGAGAGATGGGGGAGATGGTGCGTGTGAGAGCGGGGGAGATGCGCATTGAGTGCCCGCTCACTGGTGGATTTGTTGGAACCTCCTCGGCAGATAGCGGTACTGGTATTCGAGGTGAGGGGGCAACTCTCGCTGTCCTGGACGAGGCGGCGTATATTCGAGATTTGGGGCGTGTGCTGTTTGAGGAGACATTGCCCGCTCTGATGGAGCGGCGGGGGCGTGTGTTGTTGACCTCTACGCCATCACCTCGTCGAGGCGATCCGACTCGTGGGGTATTCCGTGCACTATGTGCGCGCGCTAGTACTGATTCAGATTGGGGATTATTTCGCTACAAGTCTTATGAGGGGGCTGCAAGATTGGACGACGCTGAGGCTCTGCGGCGGGTGATGCCGGAGGCTGTGTATCGGCGTGAGGTGTTGGGCGAGTTCGTGGATGATGAGACGGGGCTGTGGTCATGGGAGATGATAGATGGGTATCGCGTGACTGCCGCTTCGTCGCTCCAGCGTATTGTTGTCGCAGTAGACCCCGCGGTGTCCTCAGGCGCTGACAGTGCCGAGACCGGTATCATTATCGCGGGCATAGATGGGCAGCGTCCTCCGCATGCATATATCTTGGCCGACTCATCCTTGCGTGCAGACCCTCAGCACTGGCCCCAGCAGGTGGTGGCAGCATATCGGCAATATCGGGCCTCCTATGTGCTATACGAGGCCAATCAGGGCGGGGACCTGGTCAGGTACGCGATTCAACAGACTGATGCTAGTGTGCCGATGCGTGCAGTGACTGCAGCGCGAAATAAGCAGGCACGTGCTGAGCCGGTCGCGATGCTGTATGGTCAGGGGAGGGTACACCATGTCGGTATATTCTCTGACCTGGAGAGTCAAATGTGTTCGTGGACTCCTGACGATACATATAGCCCTGACCGTCTGGATGCTCTCGTCTGGGCAGTGACCGAGCTACTGTTACAGTCTGCTCAGGTAAGTGTGAGTATCGGGGGGCGGAGGGTGTTGTAATGAGTAAACGCGAGAGACGCCGGCAGCGAGAGCAGATAGCGCGGATGGAGCATGATGCGCAATTGCGACGTGCCATTACTGGTACCGTGGAGTCGGCACAGCCTCGTTTCGCTGAGCAATCGGTCGCTCAACTGTTTGGTGGCGTCATATCTTGGGCAGCCTCCTCGCTGCTCCGGGAACCATCTGAGCGGGCCTCTCGACGTGAGTGGGATGCCTTCTATCGCAGTATTGCTAGACAGGAACCGTTCCTGGCGAGTGTGCTGGCCGGGGCAGTCATGATCGACGCCAATCGCGAATGGACGCTCACTGGTGTGCGCTCTCAAGTGGTGCGCTATAGGCACATACTCCAGCAGGTGAGAGCGGAGAGCACTGCTGTGGGTATGCGTCCATTCGTGGAGTGGCTGGCGTCGTCATATTACACTACGCAGATGGGTTGGGTGGCTGAGGTGGGTAGTGAGGGGGAGGGAGGACCGCTGGCACAGTTATGGGCGGTGGACCCGTGTCGCTGTGAGCTGCTGGGCGGGGCCGCTGGTGAGCTAGCATATTATTCTATCGCCGGAGGCAAGCAGACATGGCTATATGGTCGCGATTATTTGCGTGCCTGTAGTCAGACTAGCACCGACGAGCGCCTGCTGGGGTATGGATGGCCAGCTGTTGCGCGCTGTTATGAGTTGGCCAAAATTATGCTGGGGGTGTATCATCATTATCTTGCGCGATTGGGCGCAGCCACCCCGGACGCTATTTTGTCACATAACGCTATGACCGATGAGCAATGGCAGCAGGTGCTTCAGGCTCGTGAAACTATCCTGCGTGATAACTCCTCTTATCTCAACAGTATCATCGCCGTGGGCAATCCCGGTGGAGACCCTCCGCGCTTCGAGTTGACGACTCTCAGCTCCTTGCCGGATCGTTTCGATATAGAACAGTGGACATTGGTATTGTTGCGCGGCTATCAGGCTGCGTTTGGCTACGGGGCTGGGGAATTCTACCCCGAATCGTATGGGGTGATAGGGCGTGGCAAGGAACAGGAGCAGCAACATCGCAGCTCCACAGGCAAAGGTGGCAAGGACTTTAGTCTTAAATTTACAGAGCAACTTAATAGTCGTTTGCCTCGCACAGTATCGTTTGCTTTCGATGAGCGTGATGTGGCTGGTGAGCAAGAAGATGCTGAGTTGCGGCGTGTAAAAGCGGCAGCAATCGCTGAGATGGCAGGCTGGGCTGTAAAGGTTGGGGGTGTTGAGACTAGTGTGCTGACACGCGAGCAGATACTGCAGCTTGCTGCGCGTGACGGCGTGATACCGCCTGAATGGACGCCGGAGGATGAAACAGTCACTGTGTCGTCGGAAGATACCGATATTGCTGAACGCATTCAGCGTGTGGCGCCTGACGAGCCGGTGGTGCGTTACTACTCTCGCACTGATAGCCTGCGTGTCTTGTGTCTTGCCCGGCGCTGTTCCATCGGTGTATCAGGTTTGGCCGGTAAGCAGATACTGCCTGAAGTGCGTCGGTCAACGAATGGGTATGTGCGCTCCTATCGTGACCAGTTGCTGCGTGCGGTGTATGATGCATACAGGACGCACGATGCAGTGAGTCTGCGTCGCGCACATAGAGTGCTGGTGCGTAGTGTTGCTGACATGGTATTTCGCGAGGGGTTGCGCGAGGGGGGTGCTGACCCCGATGAGATGGATGATGACGATCGGCGCATAGTGAATGAGTGGGTTACCGAACAGCTTGCACACGTGAACGATTTCGCCAGCGATGTAATCGCTGCACATACTGATACTGAGCGTATTCGCATTTTGGCGCGCATCGAGATGTGGGCGGATGCCGTGCGCACGCTGGGAGGGAAGGGAGAGCTGAGTGCGAAAGGTAATGCTATGTATACATTCACCGGGCAAGATGGCGCGGATAGTTGTATGGATTGTCAGCGCTTGAAGGGGCAGCGCCATCGTGCCAAGTGGTGGTTAGTGCACAATCTAGTGCCCCATGCCGGCAACAGTAATTTTGAGTGCGGGGGCTGGCAATGTCAGCACTACCTGGTGAGCGATGATGGGCGTAGTTTGGAGGTGTGAGGGAGGTGGGTATGCCGTATACGGAGACAGATTATCCTGATGTGATCGCTGCGCTACCCAAGGATGCACGTAGTATTTGGATCGCTGCTTACAATGCCGCTCTGGAGCAGTATGAGGATGAGGCGTTGGCTGCAGCGACTGCCTGGGCCGTCATTGAGAAGGTCGGGTACCGCAAGACTGCTGATGGCCGTTGGACAAAGCAAGGTAGCATCCGGCAGACAATCCGACACTGGCTGATGCGAGACTCTGATGCGGATGAGAGCGAGTCGAGTGAAGAGATGACGCGGGCGGGGGGCGGAGGCGTGATGGTGTTGCGCGATGCGGAGGGCCGTTATCGTTGGCTTGCCGTTGCGGCCAGTGCTGTCCGGAATCGTGTGGGAGAGATTGACTCCACCGCACTGTATCAGGACTTTGTGCGACGCGCTCAGCAGCATGGGGCTTACCCCTTTCTGGACTTCGCGCATTGGGGTAAGTTGTTGGTGTTGGGGCGAGCTGATTGGTTGGCGGTGGACGATATGCTGTATCTGGCCAGTGGTACATTTGCAGATACTCCTATGGCCCGCGCAGCTGCTGAGACTTTGGTGCGTGATGGAGATAACTGGGGCACCAGTATCGCTTACGTCCCGGTGCATCATTATCTGGATGAAGAGATTGGGACGCGTGTATATGATCGCGGTGTGAATGTGTACATATCTATAGTGCCACGTGATAGTGCAGCGAATTATTTCACGGCGTTGTTCGCGCAGTGCCAGAAGGGAGGTGACCTGGAGATGGATGAGAGAATGTTGGAACAATTGCGTCAGTTGGTGGGAGATGAATTGGCTCAGCAATTCTCCGCGTTTGTTGGAGGCATCAAGCGAGCGGTGACTGATGCGGGGCTGATTACGCGCGACACTGTCGCCGATGCTCCCGCGGTGGCCGAGGCTGGCGTAGTCGCACGTGACGATGCTGCGGTGTCTGCTGATGTGGGTACCGATGGAGGCGCCGTTGCCAATACACCGGAGGATGGCAGCGCTGCAGTGCTGCAGGCAGTGACTGAGCTGGGGCAGCGGATAGAGGCACTCGGTGCCGTCGTGTTGCAGATCGCAGAGCGTCTGTCAGGGATAGAGCGTGCGGTTGTGGCACTTGCTGATGCTGCTACTCCGGATTCCGGCACGCAAGTCAGCGCTGAGCGTCGTCAGTTAGATGACGATAATACCGCTCCGGCGGTGACCTATCGTCCTCGTGTGCAGGGGGTGGCTGAGAATACTGCTCCGGACGCTCAGGAGATTGCTGCCTCCACGCTAGCAGTTTTACGTAGGTAAGAAGGGAGGAGTATCATGAACAAAACAACGGTAGATTGGAACAAGGTGCCCGAAGTGTATCGGGATATACTCAAGCGTCGTTTATCAGTGAGCAGCTCTGCCACTGTGTACGGCTGCTGTGGGCTGCTGGATTTGTGCAATGACCAGGACCTGATGTCTCTGTCATTAATGGGTACATCTCCGCTCCTGGACTGGATCGGCTGGGAACCCAGTGATATGTGTACAATGCGCAAGTATTTTATTACGTGGGCCCGAGCTGCTGAAAATGGTGGTGCTGCGACGCCTGGGTATTTGGCTGACCCATGTGCGGATGCTTATGGCGCTGAGTGGGGCGGTTGTGACTTCTTGCTGGACGGCTTTGGGCGATTGCGACGTGCGACACCGGTGCGCGATGCTACGCGGGTAGGGCTGCGGTTCTGCGAAGCTCAGCCCCGGTATCGTCTGGATGGAACGCCCATCACTGATGACCTAGAGTATGACATGCGCATTGCTACGGAGGCATTGATTCAGGATCTGAATCGCCTCATCATTACCGGCGCTCACACTAATGGCACTGATGACGGTTTATTCAATGGGTTGCAATCGCTGGTGACTTACGGGTATCAGGATACTCAGGGCCGGCGCTGCACAATGATGGATAGCATTGTCATTGACTGGAACCGTAACACCATCTGCGATGCTTTGACCGGTGAGCATGGTGCTACGTGGAATGGTACTAGTCTCCCAGCCGGAGTAACGCTCATTGATGTGCTGCGTCGCGCTCTCCAGCGCGTGCTCCAGCGCATTCGCTGGGCGGGTGCACTGAACATTAATCAGCAGAAGACTGGCGATATTGTGCTGGTGATGCCTAGTACGGCGATTTCCGATTTTTTGGATTGTTTCACTTGCTGGTCGGTGTGTGCTGAAAGTACAACTGCCACCTATGAGGCACGCACTTATCGAGACAGCCTGAATGGGGGTGCGTTTGGCGCGGGGCAGATTACCCTCGACGGTGTTACCATTCCCATTTTGCCCCATGATTATGCGCTCATCAACTCCGCTACTAGCATTGATATGTATCTGCTAGTGCGCGCAGTAGGAGGTCAGCGTCTTATCACGGGGCAATACAATCCACTGAATCAGGCAGTAGCTGCCATCCCTAACTCGGCATACACCGACGGAGGTAGACTGTTGACCTGGACTGAGCAGGATAATACTTGCGTGCGTCGTGTCGTGGAGATGCAGCCGCGGTTGCTGGTGTGGGCGCCGTGGGCACAGGTGCGTATCCAGGACGTGTACAGTGCGCCGGTCGGTGGCCATGTGTCTGCTGATGCTTGGACATCATTTTATCCTGAGACGTCCTTCAACGCAGTTACTTGTTCGTGAGAAAATGATTTAGGGAGAATTGGAGAGGGGATGATATTTCCCCTCTCCAAGGAGTAGGGATATAGATACTATGTGGACAGTGATAGTCCCTTACCGTAATGCTCCTGAGGAGCTGGTGCGGCTATTGGAGTCGTTGCCGCCGCGCTGGAGCGTGATTGTCGTTGATGACTGCAGCACCGAACGCATCCCCGACTGTGTGTCTCAGCGGCGCAGGACTAGTGTACTCCGCTTGGCCGAGCGAGCATATTTCGCCGGGGCGGTGAATGCGGGCATCATGGCTTGTGTGGGGGATGTGCTAGTGCTCAATCAGGACGTTGTCATCACTGATGCCGATGCTCTCAGTGCTGCGGTACGCGAGTGGCAGCACGTGGGAGCCGCTATCGCAGGTAGCGCAGTGATGGGGCACCCATCATGGCCGGCGGGATATGTGCAGGGAGTATGTATGTACATGTCACGTCGGGCAATTGATCATATCGGGCTGCTTAATCAGGAGGAGTACCCCCTCTGGGGCTGTACTGCCGAGTGGCAGCTTCGTGCTTGTCGTGCTGGCTGTACAGCGTTACCGGTGGCTGATGTGCCGGGGTTGGCGCATTCGCGCACAGGGCCCTATGGCAAGGCGATTACTCAGGCGCTTCAAGACGAGCCTCAGCGCAAGGCTGAGTTCTTGCGCACCCCGCCGGCTGTGTCAGTTATTGTGCCTTGTTACAATTATGGACGCTATCTACCTGATGCGTTGGCGTCATTGCTGGGCGGAGAGAGTAGTCTGGGGTACTGCAGACCGCAGACGTTTTCGGATTTTGAGGTCATCGTGGTGGACGATTGTAGCACTGATGACAGTCGCTCAGTGATAGCGTCTCTGGTGTCGGAGCAGTGCGGGGTTCGCGCCGTATATCTGGACGAGAACGTCGGCACTGCCGGGGCTATCAATGCTGGTATCCGCGCGTCTCATGGCCGCTACGTTACTGTGCTATCTGCTGATGACATGATGGCGTCGCGACGATTAGGGACACTATATCGCGTCGCGCAGCAACATCCTCACAGTATCATCTATGACGATGTACAAATATTCCGCAATGGTCAACTGGCCGAGGTGTGGCGGATGCCGGGATATGACTATGATACATTGGTAGAGAGGAATCAAATGCATGCCGGTATTTTTTATTCGCGCCAAGCATGGGAGGATGTCGGCGGATATCCGGAGGTGATGCGTGATGGGCGCGAAGATTGGGCATTCAACGTGGGGGCGGGGTTGTTGGGATGGTGTGGGGTGCATGTGCGAGAGCCACTGTATTGGTACCGGCGCGAGGAACAAAATAGATCGCTAACTAATACCACCCTTGAACATCACGCCACTTTTCGTGCACGCATTCAGGCATTATACCCTGCCGCATATCAAATTGAGGGGAGGACAGAGATGTGTTGCGGTAAACGAGCTAGTGTTGCTTCAGTGAGGCGAGCGTCGGCTGCTGTAGCTGTTGATGATGAGCGAGTGCTGCTGCGTTATCTTGGCTCACGTCCCACCACCAGGTATTTTACACGCACGTCTCCATCTACATCCTATGCTTATGGGGGCCGCATTAGGACAATATCGGTATTGCCACAGCATGTTGACGAGCTGCTGGCACTTACTACACGTGATGGGCAGCCGATGTTTGAGATCGTGAAGGAAGCAGCGAATGGCTAGAGATGGTTATTGGTTGCTGGTATTAGTAATAGCATTGGCTGCTTACCGGCTGTCGGAGATGTTGACCTGGGACGATGGTCCCTGGGATGTGTTTGTGCGTTTGCGGCAGATGGCTGGAGCAGGCACCGGGCGCGCTACCTGGCTGGGCAGATTGCTGGAGTGTCCGTATTGCTCTAGTGTCTGGATTGCTGGCCTGTGGGCGTTCTGGTACTGTCCTACGTGGCCAGATGCTCTGCTGGTGGGGCTTGCTGCGAGTGGGGGAGCCGCTGCGCTGCTTACGGTCGTGGGGAGGCGATAATGACTGTAGTAGCGGTAGAGTCATATGTGAGAGATGGAAATTTGGCGGTGCCATTGACGCGCTATGCACAGCGTGTTGGGTGGGATGAGTGCGCACTGCTGGGCGTGCGTTTTGGCAGCAATGCTACCAGCCGTTGTATGGGCATTATGACGCAGGCGGAGCGTCAGTTGCTGGTATCGTTGTTGCGCGGAGCACAGCAGGACATTGAGAGCGTGTTGCGCTATCCCCTGACTTTACAGTGGTTTTCCCATCAACGAATGAATACTACTGACGTAGTGCTGCAGCTCCCCCATGGACACATTATTGCGATGGGTAAGCGAACGACGGAGATACTGGCTAATGCCATCACTGTGGATTATACGGCGGAGCCAGCAGTGGTGGTGGTAAATGGAGTCAGTGCTGATTTGGATATAGACGCTGTACATGTGTATTATGTGGGTACTGAGATAGATATTACACCGTCAGCGATTTCGCTTTCTGGGACTACGCTGACCATAGAGATACCCCGCTGCCGTCTGGTGGCTGACCAAAATAATCCCGACGAGGGTTGGGATTTTAGTGATACCGACAACTTTGTTCGGGCGGTGGATATTGTGCGGGTGTATACCGACGATAGTATACAGGCGGAGCTGCAGTATACGGACTGTAACTGTGGCAGTACAGCAGAGAATATCTGCGTATATCTCCGAGATGCGATGGGAGGCGTAGTGAGTCTGGGCCAGGTGAGTGCGTGTGCAGCTAGTGATACATCATGTAGTCGCATCCCTCAAGTATTAGTAGTGTACTACTGCGCCGGGGAGAGAGATATACCTCCTGCTATCGAGGACGCTATCATTCGTCTGGCGCATGCACGCATGGAGACGCAGCCTTGCACGTGTGGGCCCGCACGCGACTATTGGGCGCGAGATCGCCATGTGCCGGAAATACTAGATCGCGAGAGACTACATTGTCCTTTTGGGCTGACCGACGGGGCCTGGTATGCCTGGACGGTGGCCAATAACTTTGCACTGCGGCGTGTAGTGTGCTGCTGAGAGGTAGAGATGTGGAAAGCTATTAAGCCCAAGAGATTACAGGATAAGACGTTTCGTCTCGCCATGCTACAGGCGATGACATCAGCAGGCCAACAATGTGTTCGGGAATATCGTAAGACGACTGCTACTTGGAATCATCGTGTGGACTTTAAGCCACTACTCTCATTGCGTGGAGGGATACTGGAGATGGTGGTAGCAACTGATGACAAAGTGTGGAATTACGTCAATCAGGGAACGCGTCCTCATCTTATCTGGGCGGGACAGTATACAGGGAAGTCCAAGGCGCGTAACCTTAAATTTCAGGAAACGTACTATCCCAAGACGATACCCGGAGTAGTGGGCTCAGTACGTGGGGGCAGTTTTGGCCGCTGGATATATCGTCCCTACGTTCAGCATCCCGGGACTGCGCCACGACATTTTGACCGTGCTATCATGACAGCATTTCAGCCACGCTACAAACGCATTGTTGAGAAGGCAATGAGTGATTGGGCGCGGGAATCGGGACAACATGTGAGCAGATAGGAGGTGCAACATGACTGTATACACGACGAAAAATGGCGCTATCTTTATCCAGCCGAATGGTGCCAATAACGTGAAGTATTATCTGGGCTGTCACGGGCTAGACGAGCTATCTGAGACGACTGGCAAGGTAGAGAGTATCCGTGCATTCAATGTCGCACGTAATGGGTGGGATACTGTAGGCAGCAAGATTTCACCACCTGATGATATTTCGATTACCATTGACACGCTCTATCAGCGCGATGTGGACTGGTTGGAGAAGCAAGGCGATTGTTCTATGGGCATATACGTGTACCATTACGGATGTGGGCGCGCAGATGCTGCTGACCGTAATTATGAGCGCGCCATCATCGTGCCCGATGCGCGCCGGACGAGTATCAAGTATAGTGGACTTGCCGCGCGCGAAGAAGACAGGGAGACAACTTTAGAGGCGGGGTTTACGGCGTCGCCACCTTTGCTGCATGCGGTGGCGCCGAGTCTGATGACTACGCAGCTGACCTCGTCCGGCAGCAGCTCAGCATTGGTGGGGCTGTGGGCTAATACGGATACTCGCTGTGTTGGAGCGTGTGGGGCCGCTAGATCGGCAGGCGATGTGAGAGTAGCTGTGGGAAAGAGTCCTACTGCTCCCGGCGTCGCTATCCCCATCGTCTACGACGCCACTACACGCACGTGGTCGGCGATGGCGAGCGGGCCTTTTGCGTCGAAGATCAATATTGCGTCGGTGGTGGTACTGGACTTGGACAATACTACTCAGCGTGTCGTGGTGGCTGCTGAAGCGTCTTCGGGTACCCAGGGCTATGTCTCCTACACAGATGATTGGGGTACTACCTGGCACAATGTCGCTATTGGGAGCGCTGCCGCAGGACATGGCGCAGTAGGTCCCCAAGCACTTGTCGCAACGGGCACATATACATTATTGTTGGCGTCCGCAGAGGGATATATCTACCGCAGCACTGATGCCGGGGAGACTTGGGTTGCTGTAGAGACTGCTACAATTACCGCCACAGATTACCGCGCTATTCACCTGGTGGGAGATTATGGTATTGCTGTAGGAGATGATGATAGCATTGCTATTACGCGCACTGGTGGGGTAACTTGGGAGGCCTCTGCTGCCGACACAGGTACCGGTGACGATCTCCTGACCTGTTGGGTGCACGATGCCAACAATCTCTGGGTGGGCACGAGTGGAGGCGAGCTGTGGTATAGCTATGATGGCGGTAGCTCATGGTATCAGCGTACTGGCTGGAGCGGTAGTGGCAGTGGCAGTGTGGCTGCTATGTACTGGCAACATCGTTATGTCGGGTATATTGTCCATAATGATACAGTCGGTACCCTCCTGCGCACTATTGACGGCGGTGCGACTTGGGAGACTGTGTACACTGCGATTGTGACGTTAGCGCACCTCGTGGCCACTGGTATCAATAGTGTCATAGCAGTGGGAGAGGTTGATGGAACGACTGCGGAGGCTGTGACGGTAGAGGTGATTGGAGGGTAGAATTATGCGCGAATTCGTGTCGTCAGCAGGCGTCCGCTGTCATCTGCGGCCAGTTTCTCCGGCGCTACTGGCAGCAGCTACGGCAGCTGTAGAGCGAGAGTATCGCGAGCGTGGGGAGCCGATTGACCCACCTACCTATACAGTGATGCTGCCTAGTGGCCGCTCAGAGACTCATCCCCACGATGAGACTACCCTAATAGTGGAGGGAGATGAGGCGGCCACGCAGGCGAATCAGGCAGCATATACAGCACATCAGGACGCTGTCCAACGCATGAAGCGCGCTCAATCAGAACGTCTGCTGCGTGCACTTTTGCTGGGTGGCGTGACCGTAGAGATGCCTGCTGATGATACCTGGGCACGGCAACAGCACGAGATATATGGCATTGATGTGCCCACTGAACCCACCGAGCGCCGTTGGCACTATATTACTACTGAGGTATTAGTTACCCCAGCAGATTTACAACAGGTGGTGGCGGAGCTAATGGAGATATCTACTGCCGGCATGACTCGGCCGGAGGAGGTGAGAGCAGCCATCGCCTCCTTTCGCCATTCAGCGCAAGATGGGCGGGTGTTGGGTGCCGCTGGAGCAGGCATATCGAACGGGTAACGGCGTCTGGAGACATTCGCAGCGTTTCGCCGAGTTGCGCACTGCCAAGGCGTGGGGTATCCCTCCTCACGAATTGGCATGCATACCACGAGACGTATTGCTGGAGATGGTAGCATTTGATACAGCGATGGACATGATGCAGGCAGTAGATGCCGATGAGCAACGTACTGAGTTGGAGCGTAGGAGTAGAAGCACCACATGGAGAAGATAGGTGTACAGGCAGTATTAGATAGTGCTGCTTTCTTGGATGGTTTGGCCGAATATGTCACTGCGCTCAATAGCGCTACTGATACCACGGAGCAGGATGCCTACATGAATGACCAGGCGCTGCAGGAGATGACCAATCGTGGCGGAGCGTCTTTGAGTGAGCTGGCCGAATCTTTCCAGAACACTACTCATGCCGTAGCAATGCTGGCCGACGCAGGCGGAGCACATATTGATGTCTTCCGGGAGATCGTAGTTGGGGCCTTGCGAGAGGTCGGCGCGGCAATGCTACACTTCGCACATGATACGGGTGCTGCTGCGGTGGATGTGCTTCGGGATGGGGTGGTAGCCGCTGCCGATTCAGAGCGCGTCATGACGCGACTGGCCAGCGTGGTACGTTCTACTGGTGGCGCAGCGGGCATGACTGTAGATGAGTTGGTGAGATTAGCCGAGAGTTACGGCCGTCTCACAGCCTCTAATGCTGAGCTGGTCATGGAGATCGAGGAGATGGGACTGCGCATGGGTACAGTCACCAAGGAGACTATGCCTGACTTCATTCAGGCCTCCCTTGATCTCGCGGCTGCAACAGGCACCGATGCTGCCAATGCTGCATATTTACTGGCGACGGCCTATGATGATCCCGAAGCAGCTATGATGCGATTCAATCGGCAGGGTATCCGGTTCAATACCGTTCTGGAGACACAAATAAAACAATTGATGAAGGCGGGCAAGAATAGCGAGGCGTTAGCGTTGGTGCTAGATCGCGTTAAAACTGCTACTGCCGGGAGTGCTGATGCCGCCGCAAATACCGCTGCAGGCAAGTGGGAGTATTTCGTTGGGCGCCTTCGGGACGCTCAGAAGGCTGTTGGGTTTGGCCTGCTGCCCGTTCTGACGAAGCTACTTGATATGGTGCTCATGCATCTATTACCATACATAGATGATATCGCTGCCACATTTACTAAACTGGTAGAGGCACTGGACGTTGGCGATAGATTATCTAGCATCTCGTCCGCGTTAGCACAAATGCTGAAGTTGCTAAGTAAGGGGGAGATTGCGCCAGCATTTGTTGCGTTGCTGAGTAATCCCGACATGGCTGGATTGTCAGAAGTATTCGGCCTGAGCACTAGCCGGTTGATAGACTTTGGAGCACGCTTACAAAAATTATCCTCTCAAGCAGCCCCGGAATTCGAACGACTGGGAACTACTGCATGGGATACACTGGATAGAATAACCACCCAATGGCAGGCGGCCATGCCGGGACTGTTAGCACAGGTGGGTGATACATTAGCAGCAATGACTGCATTTTGGGCAGAGCATGGGGACACGATTAGCCAGATAATGTCTGTAGCTGGCCAACTCATTAGCACTACATTGTTGGTCACGCTCCAGATAGTGCTGGCGACAGTGGAGATATTCTTCAATATCTTAGATACTATATTTTTGGCAGCCGAACAAGCATTAGTTGGTGACTGGAACAGTTGCTGGAAAACCTTGCTGGTAGGTGCTGTGGAGGTATTCTACCAGCTTGTGGATTTAGCGCAAACAATAATGAACACTATTCTGAGCACCGTGGGAATGGATTTGCAGTCGTTTTTGGACGCTTGGTCAGGAACGTTCAATTTGATTGGTATTTTCTTAGCCACCTGGTGGCAGCAGACACGGGATAGTATCGCTGCCTGGCTAATGGACATTACCTCCGGGATACAGGACTGGCTCATTGATATGGCAAATAACTGGCGAGACAATTTTGCAGAAATACAGAGGATTGTTTCTGAAAAAATAGAACGAATTAAGCAGGTAATTACAGGTATCAAGGACGCATTTTCGGGAGCAATTGCTGGTGTGATGGATTTTGCAGGCGCGTTGTCTCGATTAGCACCTCCACCTCTCTTCACACCTGGCTCTCCGACACCGTTTGAGCTGGGGCTGCGGGGGATTACAGCGAGTCTGGAGGCCATGCATACAGCAGCTGCGCAAGCGCTGCCAGCTACGCTTGCGTCAGCGGCAATGGCACCCGTCCCCGTAGTCTCTCAGCACACCGTCCAACAGGCCGTGAATATTGGTGCCGTGACATTAGCGAGCGGTATGGACATGGCTACATTTGAGGCAATGCTGACACGCGCACTGATGCGTGCGCGATAAGGAGCGGATATGGCGGCAATATTAGCAATCACAGACGGGGATACACGGATTGAGCTAACAGGCACTAGCGCTTACGGGGTGCGACTGCTAGAATGGCTCCCGCATGACGCACCCATCAAGACTGCTGTATGGTCATCGTCTCCAGTGCATGATGGCCAGTATCCTCGTGCGATGTATCGTGACAACGCAACTGAGACACTGCGTATTGCTGTATGTGGCACCACGCAAGACGCCGCTATCGCTACCCTGCGGCGCCTACGCAGACTGTTGCAATCAGCGCGCGAATACTGGACGAGTTACGGCACGCAGGGGACCTGGGTATGGCTGGAGGCGCGTTCGCAAGCGGAGACTTATACTCGCTATGCTCCGATAGTAGACTATCGTCTGGAGCAAGAGGCTGACCTTTATGGCAGTGCGTTCGCTGCTGGTGTGATGGATGAGCTGACACTGGTGCTGACGCGACTCGACTGGCGCGATACCCCCCAGGTGCAAACTGCAGATTGGATCACGTTGAGCAATCAGTACTCCGTCGTCCTGGGTACTCCTGAAGAGACTCTCTCAATGCCCAGTATCCCCCAGCAAGCGCTCCTGCGCTCATCTACCGGCAGAGTAATTGTGCCTATACATGACGGGAGTATCCGATATAGCGACGACATGGGACAGACTTGGAACACTGCATCTACCCATCCTCCGTCAGCCATAGTAGACCTCTGCGAGGACCTAGCACATTATCGCCTGGTAGCATATTGCACTGATGGGGATATATATGGGAGCAATGATGATGGGGATACCTGGGCACTGCTGGCGACAGGAGTAGGTTCTCCATACCACCAAGGTATCTGTTATGTGGGCTGGTTACAGGGGATACTGCTGGCCGATTTGAGTAATACGGGCAATGTGTTAGTGAGTTATGACGGAGGGAGTACCTGGTCGCTGTATTACGACGTAGCGAGTAGCCTATATAGGGCTGGATGGACAATATGTAATCCTGCAGCAGCATCGGTATTGGTGATGGCTTATTCCACGGAGTACATGCGTTATCGCACCTACCTCATTACCTCCGCCGGAGTGACTGTAGGAGATAGCATCGTGACAATCATGCTCTGGCTCACCGCTTGGCGCAACGGATACTTCCTGGCCGAGGATGATATGTATCCTAGTGCAGCTACTCATTGGTACACCGAAGACGGTCATTGGCAACAGCTGGCAGTGAATCGCCCTCTGCCCGCGGCATTGTATGCCGACGATGAGTACATATATTACGGGTCCGACGTAATACGCCGTTCTGCCGATGGGTATGAGTGGGAGACGATAGCCGAGCTACCATCAGCAGGTTACGCCAACATGACACGAAGCATGTCGCGTGCTGCTAACTATCTACTCATAGCATCAGCATTGAGTGGGACCGGGTATGTGTATCGGCTGCCACTGGATATTGACTTGGGGGTTGTGGCGACCGATGGAGTAGCCAGCATTGCAGCATCCATTCCGTCCATCATTACCCACGCGTCGGTATATGACGCGTCGGTGTCGTCCTGGACGAGTCTGGATATTGCTGCTGGAGGTGAATTGCTCCCATTTCCCATCGAGGCAGGAGACGCATTGCTGCTATCCTCCGATACAGATGTTCGCAGCTTAGCGGGGCGATTCGCTTGCGTGGGATGTAATATCGAGGTACCTGCACAGGGCCAATATACCACTGCCTGGTATTATTCAGTATCTACCGAAGCGACGTGGCCTCCTGCTGCACCAGGCTGGGCCGAGTTAACTGTAACGGATGAGACTGCGGCGAGTAATCACCGGAGCTTATCGCTGGATGGAGTTAATACCATATCATTCACCCCTCCATCAAATTGGACGTACGCCACCATCAACGGTGTTACCGGCTACCATATAGCATGCGTGGTACAGTCGGTATCGGGGACTTGCCGACCTGCAGAAACTGGCGCTCCGGCATTATGGGCAGTGCGCCATAACGGCGTGGCGGTGGCAGAGGTAGGGGGTGACCTGCCGGCATTGCTGCGCGTAAAAGCACGTAACAGTAGCGGTGTCTGTAATCATCGCATACTGTTAGCACTACGCAGTAAATCTCGTGGCGCCGACTTTCATGCGATCATCAACTGTGCAGATGTACTCGTTCCCTTTGGGTTGACAGTCTCTTGCGGCGGGCAATCGTCATTCGTGAACAGTGAAGCGGCGCCAGTAGGTCGTGCAGTCTCGTATACCTGTACCGTGGCAAATACCTGGAGTGACGAGGTGACTATCGCGTTTAGTGACACAGTAGCTCAGGAGTATTTTGGGAGGTATCGCTGTTTCGCGCGCGTAACGGTGGCCAGCGTTTCTCAGCCGTTCCGCGCACGCATCAAAGTGATTGGGGGAAGCGACGGGATAGAGCGCATCTACTCCGATTCAGTGGTGACTAGTACGGATAGCTATTACCTGCTGGATTTGGGGCAGGTCAATATCCCTCCGTCACACGATGTGCAAGAGATGGGAGACGTGATGAGTCTGATACTCCAGCTCTATGCTGCTGCTGGTGTGACGGCGACGATCTACGACATCATCCTTCTTCCTGCGGACGAGGCCATAGGCGATTATTACTGCACAGATAGCGACCGCACAGGTTGGACCTACCAGCGCCGAGTATCAGTGGACGCATCGCGTGTTCCACGCCCGATCACCTGTACTCTTAGGGACATCGCCGACAGGGTGGTGTCTATCTGGGTACCGGCGACTGCCGCTCCCTTCGTGTTGCCACCGACTGGACAGAGCATCTGCTGGTGGCTGGCGGCGACACTATCCGACGATGTATGGGTTAGCTCTCCGTATACTACCTGCGAGCTAAGCATGCAGGCGATACGACGCTATATCTCAGCACGCGGAGGTGAGCAATAATGCAGCATGATGAGGGCCTGGTAGTGAATGTATTCGCCCCGCTGGTTCAGGGGGCCAGCTTCGTCCAGACATTGATGCCTGATACTCTGACACTAGAGATAGCGCGGATGGGAGGGTATCATACCTGCGAATTTACGGTGCACGGTAATGACGCGGAGCTGACCGAATGGCTGCAACACGGGCTAGGTCGTCATATTACCATAACCTCCTCCAGCGGAGAGGTAGCGTGGGAGGGGTATGTAGAGAGTATACAGGCTGCGATAGGTGCTGTAGGCATTACGGTAGGCAGGCTGACCGGGGTAGGTAATCATGTGAGGGCTATGTATTCTCCATTGGCTACCGGTACCATTCCTCCCACGTCAGGGGCACGCACTATTACTGCAGTCGCTACTGATACTGATTCTATTAGCAAGTATGGACGTTGGGAGAGGATAGTATCTGCAGGCACCGTCACATCCACCGAGGCAATACGCATCCGGGACATGGCGCTGACAATGAGCGCTTGGCCGGGCATTCAGCACTCTCTGGATGGACGAGTCGAGCCGGGCACCATAACTGTGAGCTGCTGTGGATATACTGAATGGCTGCGTGCGTATGTATACGAGTATACCACTAGAGCTGATCTCATTGCTGTGTCCGAGAAGCTCCAGCGCGTCATCCGGGCCGACCCGAATAGTATTTTCGCGTCCGATTTATCTCAAATTGAAGCTAACAATTTACCAGTGTGTGAATATGAACACGATTATCAATCTGCTAAGGTGCTGGTGGATAAAATAGTCGGAGCAGGAGGCACTGCACTACTGCCATACTCATTCGGACTGTTACCTGGACGGGTAGTATATTATCGCGAGTGTCCTAAGGAAATAATGTATTTCTACGATCCAGGAAATAAGCAGGTATATCACTTGTCGGGGGAACGTGTTCCGGGATGGAGAGTATTGCCGGGGACTTGGATGTCGGTATTGGGCTGCCCTCGGCTACCGAGTGCTTCAGGTAGTCCTATCAATACTGGTGCGATATTCATTGAGAGCGTGCGTTACTCGTTACCAGAAACAGTATCCTTCAATGGTGCCAATAGTGATTCGCTAAAACTGCTGCTTGCGCAACTCGCACTAGGGAGGACGACATGATACCTTTGCGGCCTGACGAGCTAATCAGTATCCTACGCCCCGAATTCACAGCGTCGTCCGGTTCGCCCGGTGCGTCGTGTGGTTGGGCACGTGATGATACTGGTATTATTGCACCGGTACTGAGTAGTGATGTAGTACGTATTGGGGCGCCTTCCTCCGATCCCGGCGCTGATGTGCGAGTGACGGTTAAGTCTCCGATACTGGAGGGGTGGGGATTGTGGGGGTATGATTCTAGAGATAATGTCCGATTTATGGTGGGAGATACCGGGGTTGCAGCTATCGGCGGATATTCCTCCCCTGTAGACCCGGGCATATTGATGGTGTCGGGACAGACGTACTGGTTCGCATTACATGACCACGCTACTGTATATGGCAAAAATGGGTACAACTGCATTTACGGTGAGGTTTTTGTACCTAAACTACGCATCTCCGGCCACCAGACTGATACGGTGGGCCTGCTGGTACAGCCTACACTAGGGGCAGATAGTGCACAGTCTTTATCGGGAACATTTAGCGGCGTGTGTGTCTGTCCCTACACATTTGCTCCGGTGTCTAGTATTGATACTGTGGTAGGTATCCAGGTAGCATCTCCATCGTTTGAGATTGCCCCAAGTACAGTACGCGGTATCCATGTGCGCAATCAGTCGGTCACTGGAGTCAGTGCTACTCGTGGCATAGAGATTGACGAGCAGGCCGGAGAAGGAGATTGCGTAGAGCTATGGGTACATGGTACTGGCATATTTGATAGATTAGTACAGGTGAAGAATCCTGAGGCAGCGGGTATTGCGCTAGACCACAATAGTGCGACGGGAGATTATACGGTATATCTATCTCCGAGTAATCTGACTGATAATCGTCGTTTCATATTCCCGAATGTAGATGGTACAGTGGTGGTAGGTAGTGGTACCCCTAATTATATCCCGCGTTGGAGCGGTTATTCACTAATAGATTCGAGCATCACCGATACCGGTTCTTATATCGCTATAAACCAGCAAGTAATAGTCAATGGGGCCGCCAACACTGTACAATTGTACGTCAGAGCGTATACCACGCAGACTGCAGATATTATGCAGATTAGCAATAGCTCTGGAGTATCATTTGTGCGTGTGACCAATGCTGGATGTATCGCCATCGGTGCAAATTTTCCGACTACTCCGGCAGCACCGCTAGATATGGTTACGAACAGCAGCTACGAAGCGATTCGCGTTTTTCGGCACGATAATATCTACCAGTATTTTCGAATCTGGTTTGACATTAGCTCAGGATGGCAATATCAGGCGGTAAATTCCACCATAGCCTTTAGTGGCCGTCAAGTCAGCTTCACCGTTGCACATGGTGGATATAGTCCCATGTTTGAGTACACCGCTAGCAGCAGTCAATACTACAATGGCGATGGGTGTTGCTGGTGGCGAGCGTATTACACCTACGCGCCCACATCGGGCAGCTATCTTCATCGCAGCTATGTCCTGGCCGGATACGTGAATCAGAGTGGTGGTACCGCGAATGGGGATCACGATCTACTGAGTCTCCATGCTGCTTATACAGCATTCGCGGGAAGTAACCGACGTTTCCTGGTTTGTAAACAGGGACTATACTATCAAGATACTACATGGGTATTCGCCGTCTATTACGACGGAGCGACTATCATTGGTGGTAACGTTCATCCGACAGCACAGCTACAAGTAGTAGGTAACACGGATCGCATACAATGCTTAATCAAGGGGTATAATACGCAGACGAGTGATTTAATGCGCATTACTGACAGCAGTGACAGCACCAGGGCACAAGTCACCAGTAGCGGTACTCTGCGAGCTTGTGGGGTGGAACCGGTAGCCGATGATACATATTATCTCGGTAGCGCATCTATTCCTCTAGCGTGGCGGGGGGTTATATTGCGCGATACAGTGACTGGAGATTATTATCGTGTCGAGATGGTGGATGGAACACTTACTGCGACGTTACTGTGAGGAGGGAATATGACTCAGTATGTGACCTGTGCATACTCACCGCGACAAGGCATCGCGGTAAATGCTTGGAGACTCACTAGTATCCGGGCTGAGCATACTGCAACGGGCTGGCGCATAGCTACGCTCTGGCACGGATGGCATACTGCTGCTAGTATGGTAGCAGGAGAGGAGCCGTTACCAGGGGCCGTATTGGAGAAAGTATATGAGGTTAATGACAGTATGTCTATCTATGCGGACTGGACTCAGTTACTCCACGTATTACACCAGGACTTAGTACAATGGATAGAGGAACAGTGCATTTCAGCAAGAATTGATACACTTAAGAATGGGAGGGAGAAATGAGTATTACTTATGGTGCTATAGTCGCGGCGTGGCAAACGCTACACGATTTAGCTGCGTCCCCCAAGACTGCTGCGCTACCTACCGAGCGTTGGCTGCAGCTATATCGTCTGCATCGCGCAGCTCAACCAATAGTAGAGACAGTTACCGAGCGCCAGAATCGGCTAGTGGCATATTACTCGGGTGGTGCCAATAGTATTGACCAGAACAATGAGCACTGGGAGGAGTTCCGGCGTGAGCTAGAAGCTCTATATGCTACTCCAGCTGATGTAGCTCCCCTTACTCTCAGCATTTCCGAGCTGCATCAACTAGGCTTGACGCCCGCACAAGCATCACTGCTAGTGTATACAGGCTTATTTATCGAGGAGAGAGGATGACAATATGTTTCCGTTTCCGACTACTATTTCCGATTTTGTAATTTGGCTAGGTACCCCTGCTGCCGGCGGTGTGATATTCTCACTACTGCTAGAGCGTATCTCAGCCTGGCGCAATTGGCATAGCCCCATTAAGTCTCATATTACAGTGGCTATATTTGTCTCGTTACCATTCGTGGCTCAGGGTGCTAATATCGCACTACGCAGCTGTGCTCCTGAGGTAGTACGAGCAGTGGATGACGTATTGGCGTTGGCAATGTCGGGCCTGTTAGCGTGGGCAGCGTCGCAATATGCTCACGCGGTTGATCCTGTTTGCAATAAGGATACTAAGCCATGTTGCGAAAAATAGGCATACACAGTATTGGTACCAGTTCAGCGGTAGATTATGTCCGTCGTGTTGCCGACGCCGGCGGCTGCGTGCCAGCAGTATTGAGTTGTAATAACGGCGGTATCGTTATTGACGTTAAACGTTTCTCTCCCAATACCATCACGCTCTGGCGTATTTGGCGCCGCAGCGACGAATGGGTGGACGGCTACGATCTAGACAGACATGAGGACTATCAGCGCGCTGCTGAGACACGCATGGCAGCTATCCTAGCGCATAGTAGCGCAGAGGAGCGCGCTGCGACAGATTACTTTGTTACCCAAAATGAGCCCCGGCCTCATACTCCCAACGGATGGTACCGGCTAGGACTACAAGCTGTCACATTCATGGAGCTTGCCGAAGCACACAGCATGCATGTAGCATTATTCGGCCTCAACGTTGGCACGCCACCCACTTGGGCCGAGCTGGAGGCGTTCGTGGATAGTGGCTTCGCGGAGCGTGCCGTTGCCGGGGGCCACTGTATCGCGCTGCATGAGGGCATCGTTGCCGCGCCGGACGTGCCGGAGGACGCCGATTGCCGCTTTGGGGTGGGAATAGACATGGAGGAGCACGGATACCCACGCGTAGATGGAGCGGGAGTATTCACGCTGCGATACCGGTATCTGCTACACGCTCTGCGTAAGCGTGGTCTCGACCGTCTCCCTCGCATTGTGTTGTCCGAATTTTATCCCTGCATTAAGGATTTGCGCCGAGTGTCGGCGGAAATGCTAATGAGCTGCTATCGTTGGCTGGACGCACAATTGTGTGCTGATGATTGTGTTATTGCCGCATTACCATATACCCTCGCTACAGGGGACCAATGGCAGTCCCAGCGACACGAGACTCTATACACAATGCCCGGCGGGTTATTGGACTCTATGATACCTACACCCGAAACAAACGAGGATAATGGCAGTATCGGCTATACATTTAGGTGTCCCCATTGTGGATCGCCTATCGTTGCTATCAGGGGTAGATGTCGTGAGTGATGGTGAATATGAAGCAATAAAAATACAGCTAGCCGTGATATGTGAGCGCCTCGATACAGTCATCGCACGACTGGACGATCTGTGCCGCCAGCAGTCCAGTGACCACGAGCGCATCACTGCGATGGAATCACACAATATGCGCATGGACGACCATCTCAGCAGCTGGCAAGCAGGACAGGCGACGCTAACTTTGCTGGCGGCGGCTATTGCGGCATGGATTGGGACGAGACATTAATTATTCTTCAACAAAAAAAAGACTGCCTTGAAGGCAGTCTTTAGATTTGAAGCTAAATTGTATGCAATGTCATAGCAATCTATCTCCAAAATCATAGAGCAACCATCTCCAGGATTCAATGTCCTGGAGACTATATTCCTGGCCAATATCTGGCCGTGGGGTACCAGGCTTGACGACCGGCGATAACACTAACACAAGCTCAGCGACTAATCCATCTAGTGACGGAAACCCATCGCTAGATAATATCAGTGTAGGCCTATCAGTATGAGGGGTAAGGTCAATACCGGCATACTCAGACGCCGCTTTGACAGACGATTGATGGCCCCATACCGAGATCACCACATTGTTCCGCAGCAGCTGTCGAGCCCGTTCATCACTTATTGGCATGATGACACATTTTCGCCAGATCAGAGTATTGGGATATGAATTACCCACAAAGATTATGTTCTTCATTGTACCTCCGACGTGATATAAGATCGTAGTGTCTCAACTAACTCTGCGAAGTTATCGCAGCGCTCTTTGAGCGCTGCCACGAAGTCGGCCAGCATAGTTATTGCACTGCCCAATTCATCCAGTGAGCAGTGTGTCACCACAAAATACCCAGGTTGCTTCGTGGCGGAGTCAACTGACCATGTTACGACGATCC